CGGTCGTCCTCGTCTTTCGACGAACTGTGAATGTGTTACGGGATGCAGATCCCGATAACGCCGCGTACAAGTGAGCGATGCCCACTTCTCGTCTGTCTCGACCGTAATTATTACGGTCTTCGACAGCCCCATGTTTAAGTTCTTTCCACTCCCAGCACCACAGGCTTTTGGCCCATCGAGTATGAGGAGAGGTCAGAAAATCAGCATGGGCACAATCGACCCGAAACGCAGTATCAGTTATATCGGCGTAAGCCGGTGCAACGTAACGCGTTCGGATTGGAATCGAGTCTCGTAAGAGATCTCGAGCCCATTCAAAAGCAACGGTCGTAAGATCGCTGCGATAGGTCGAATTGTGAAACTTGAAGTAGCTCTCGAGTGAATCGAGAGGGTAATCAAGGTACACTGGGCGTACATTCACGCCTTGCCAGTAGTCTTCCCCACACGATTCACGAAAAGGACCAGACGTAAACGTCTTGTCCGGATTCGTATCGAAACCCAAAGCCCGTAAAAGGGTGATTAAGTCATCGGCACGAGACCCGCGAATCGCTATGTCATCACCATAAACGCGAAAGTCAACATTAGGTTGACCACCGCCTACCGCATGGCAGGCAGCCGCGAATATGAGTGTTTGCAAGGGAAAACAAAAGCCATTCCCCATCGAACAGAATTTCGAATAAGGATAAACCTTATTCTTATATCTGAACGACTTGGACCTGAGTCTATCCAAAAGATAGAACCAGTCCGGGGGAAGAAGGTTCTTAACCAAGCCAATCGAAATGCTATCACTAGCACTCGAAAGGTCAATGGTCGAGAACGTATCGCCTATACCGATAGAACCCTCACGGGCCATCTCGGAGTTACGGAGCTGATTGGTAAGATCTAAATCAACGCGTTTTCGAAGGAAATCGCGCATCGTTAGATCGACACCTTTCTGCAAGTAACCATTAAGGCACGGCTCAATGGCAATAGATCTACGCGTGAGCGTAGTCTTAGGGACGAACGTGATATCGTTATGTTCGACTATAACACAGCGCTCTTTGAACAGTCTTGTGAAAGACTTCTCATCGTTAACATAGACGTCAGGGGACACGAGTAACTCGTGCACCTGTACATGCTTATGAAGCGCATAACGTGCATAGTCAAAGGCAGCGGGAGTGACGGACCAACTAGATAGGAGTTTCC